CTTAAAAGCTAAGCTTTCGTGTCTTGTAGGAAAGACTCTTTTTACTCCAGATAGCCCAGTATTGTTTGACCAATGAATGTAGTTAGTTGTATATGTCTCACTGTCGTTAGCAGGCTCAAATCCCATGTCGGTATAATAAAATACATAAGCTGAGTCTGCAGATATTACTTTATTAAATTTAGAGTCTGTACACTCATAATCAATTTCATAAAAATTTAAAAAATCAAGCCAATATCTCAAAGGTTCAGTGTTTATGTCTTTTGCCTGTTGAGCAGTCATTAAAAACGTTTTATATATTTTATCTTCAGTAATCATGCTTTCTCTGGCATTAAAAACAACTTTAAATTTTTCATTATTTTCTTTTAGCGTAAGAATTATTGGCATAATTTCAAGCATGTCGTGAAAATATTTTTTTGTAATTGGTATTGTAAGTATAGCTCCATCGTAATGTTCTTCTTGCTTATTATTAAATTCACCAATCATAGGAATCATTATTCCATTAAACTGATGTCTATAATTTATTACAGGATTTTTTACTTTTACATAAAACCCAAATTCTCCGTAAGGCTTAACATCCTCAACTTGCTCTAAAGATCTTATTTCTTCGAAAAAGGCTTCTCTTACTTCTGGATGAGTTATTGTTATTCCTTTAATTGGACCAGCAGCCACTACAACCCCTTTATCTGTTTGCAGAGCTTATCATAAAAATCTAAGCCTATATTTTTTTTATAAGAACATGATAAGCAGTATAAGTATATATTACCATTTAAGTCTTCATTAGACATAAGAAGGCCCTGATCCAGAGGACAATCGAGTCTTGGAACAAGGCCTTCTCTTGATAAGGCTATATATTTAGATACGTATTGTATCTGCATCTGACCTACTTCTTGTTATCAGTCGGGAATTGCAATAGCCATTCCTGTGCTTTTGGGGTCATACCCTTCCAAGCTGACCAATCAATACCGCCATTGGTCATGTAGTACGTTATCTCTGCGTTTGTTACTGGGTCGAATAACTCTTTGTTACTCTTTAGGTCGAATTTCTCAAGTCTTTCAGGACCTAAGTCTCCGATCATATTTATCTGGAATATTCCGTAGGAATTGTCTCCAGTTTTCTTATTCCCGTTATATGCAAGCGGTCTTCCATTAGATTCACGCTTTGCTATTGACCAGGCTTTCTTAAGGCCTGCCCCTTCGAATCCTACAGTCTTAAGTAGCGTTAGCAACTCTTGATCTGTAAGCATCTCAGATGGCTTGTAAATCTCTTTACTAAAACTATCTAAGACTTCTTGCTTTAATTGGGCTTCAGTTTTCACTAAAGGTTTTACTTCTAAGGCATTTGCAGGCTGGACTGGAAACAAAAATAATGTTATCATTACTATTGTTACCAGGTTATGAGCCAAATCACTTACCTGTTGTTTTATTTTCTCCATTGGCATTTCCTCCTTTAGAGATAACGAACTATAATAGTAGCATTGATTGGATAAGCCTGTCAACCCAGTTAACTAAAAAAAATATATGCAAATATCATTCTCTACGCCTAAAATTAACTTAACTCAAAATACTGGTTATGGCTATGCTAGCTGGAATATTATACAATCTTTGCAAAAATTAGGGCATCAAACACCATTTCAAGATTACCGTGCCCCAGTACAATTAAATTTTGCACAGCCATTTCAACATAAACTTCATAAAAATCAATATCAAATTAGTTATACACCTTGGGAATCTACAGTAGTTCCAAAAACATGGTTTCCAATGGTAAATTATTGTGATGAAGTCTGGGCTACATCAGATTGGTGTGCAAATGTTTTTGAAGATAATGGAATGAAAAATGTAAAAGTTTATCCTCACGGAATTAGCCCAGTATGGAAACCTAAAAAAAGACAAGAATCTGATGTTATTAAATTTTTGCATGTTGGTGAACCAGCCCCTAGAAAAGCGGGTCAAATGGCCGTAGAAGCTTTTGTATCCCTATTTGGCAACAATCCAAAGTATAGCTTAACCATAAAAGCATACAGAGAAAACACAACAAGAGTTTATAATAATTTTATAGATAAAGAAATAATTGGTGTTCCAGACAAAATGTATAATAATATAAATCTTATTACTGAAGACATGTCTGAAGAAGAGCTAGTTAAGTTATATCATGACCATGATGTTTTAATTTATCCTAGCTATGGAGAAGGTTTTGGATTTATACCGCTCCAAGCTTTGGCTACTGGCATGCCAACAATTTGTACAGGTGGTTGGGCACATTACTTTAACTTCCTTGGACCTCTTGTTTTAAAATCAACTTTACAAGATTCAAAGTTTTTAAATCTTCCTGGTAAAGTGTATGAACCAAACTATCAACATTTACTTGAGCTTATGAGAGATGTTTCTCAAAACTTTAAAGCATATTCTGGTTATTATTATAAACAAGCCAATGAAATACATAATGAATATGATTGGATTCAGTTGACTAAGAACAGTTTTGATCCAATTTTTAAAAAATTTAAATAAACCCTTCCCCTTTGAATTAAAGTTTGGTAGAATTGAGCTTCAACTAAAAATCATACAACCGCAAGGCGGAGAAAAGGTGTTATTTAAAAATGTCAAGAACTATTGCTAACCCATACGAAAATTTTATTGCTTTATCTAGATATGCAAGATGGATTCCAGAAGAGAATCGTCGTGAAACATGGGGAGAAACAGTAGATAGATATTTTAACTTTATGTTAGATCATCTAAAGGTAAACAATAACTATGTTCCATCAGAAAGCCTAGTCACAGAATTAAAAGATGCTGTATTTAATCGTAACGTAATGCCTTCTATGAGATCTGTAATGACTGCAGGTGCCGCATTAGATAGAGACAATGTTGCAGGATATAACTGCTCGTTTGTTCCAGTAGATTCACCACGCTCATTTGATGAAACTATGTATATCCTTATGTGTGGAACAGGTGTTGGGTTTTCTGTAGAATACAAGTATGTTAACAAACTTCCTTCCGTCCCAGAGACGTTTGAAAAAACAACAACAGTAATTGTTGTAGAAGATTCAAAACAAGGTTGGGCCAAAGCATATCGTGAGCTGCTAGCTCTTTTGTGGACAGGACAAGTTCCAGCAATTGATGTTTCTAAAGTTAGACCAGCAGGTGCTCGCCTTAAGACTATGGGAGGAAGATCATCTGGTCCACAGCCACTTATAAACCTATTTGATTTTACTATTGCAAAATTTAAGAATGCGGCAGGCCGTCAACTTAAGCCAATTGAAGCACATGACATTATGTGTAAGATTGGAGAAGTTGTAGTAGTTGGCGGAGTAAGACGCTCAGCAATGATTTCTCTTTCTAATATTAATGATATTGAAATGGCTGCAGCCAAATCAGGTAATTGGTGGGAGAACAATACTCAACGTGCACTTTCAAATAACTCTGTTGCATATTCACGCAAACCAGAGATGGAGCAGTTTATAGCAGAATGGAAGAATCTTTATGATTCAAAGTCAGGAGAACGAGGTATATACAATGTGGCCGCAGCTCAAGCCCAAGCAGCCAAGTATGGAAGAAGAGATCCAGATATTCACTATGGAACTAACCCATGCTCAGAGATTATCCTACGTCCTTACCAGTTTTGTAATCTTTCAGAAGTCGTACTACGTGAAAAAGATACAAATGAAGATGTCGCAAATAAAGTACGCCTTGCAACAATTCTTGGTACATGGCAATCAACACTAACAGATTTTAAATACCTTCGTAAAATTTGGAAGGATAATACTGAAGAAGAAAGACTGCTTGGAGTTTCACTAACAGGACAATTCGGACATAAGTTTTTTTCTGGAAAACAGGGTCTTGATAAATTGGAAGATGCATTATCTCGACTTCGTGAGTATGCTCGTGAAATTAATAAAGAAGAGGCTGGGAAAATTGGGATTCCTGAGTCTGCAGCTATTACATGTGTAAAGCCTTCTGGAACAGTTTCCCAATTGGTCGGGGTATCTTCAGGAATGCATCCATGGCATTCCCCATACTATATTAGAACAGTTCGTGGCTCAAAGGGAGATCCAATTTCTGTATTTTTAAAAGAAGTTGGAATTCCAGTAGAAGACGATGTTATGAAGCCAAATGATACATACGTATTTTCATTTCCAGTAAAGGCTCCAGAAGGTGCTATTGTTAGAAACGATTTAACTGCACTAGACCACTTGAATACTTGGTTGGTTTACCAACGTGCATGGTGTGAGCATAAGCCATCTATTACAGTTTCTGTAAAAGAAGAAGAGTGGATGGAGGTAGGTGCATGGGTTTACAAGCATTTTGATGAAGTCTCTGGAATCTCATTCTTGCCACACTCAGATCATTCTTATAAGCAAGCCCCATATCAAGAGGTTACAGAAGAAGAATACTTAGATTTGTTGGCAAAAATGCCTTCAAGTATTCGTTGGGAAGATTTATCATTTTATGAGACAGAAGACGGAACTTCTACAAATGCTACACTTGCATGCTCTTCAGATGGAAATTGCGAACTTGTAGATATTTCTGCTTAGTGGTAAAATAATGATATTGGGGGAAATACCCTCAAAATTCTGGGCACAGGGCCCAAAATTGGAGATGATCAAATGAATAGAGATCTAAATAAGGACGGAAAGGTTACAATGACAGAGGAAATTTTAGCAGCGCTAGGAACATATGCAAGAGCATTTCTTTCAGCCGCAATTGCTTTGTACATGACTGGAAACACAAATCCAAAAGATTTGTTGATGGGTGGCATCGCAGCCGTTGCTCCAGTAATTTTGAAGGCTCTTAGCCCAAGTAATCAAGAATTTGGTTTCAAGACTAAGAAGTAATTAAAGACGATTAGGATGACTCCTGTGCTAAAATAAGCATAGGAGTTTTCCTATTTAGGAGTACTAGCAAATGGCAGGGCAAAAAAATTTCGAAGTAGATCAAAATGCTACTTTTACATTTATTGTTGAATATAAAGACAATAATAACTTACCCATAAACTTAACTGGGGCAAGTGCTAAAATGCAGGTCCGTGATTCTAAAGGCGGACAAAAGTTGGCATTTTCTTTAACCTCACCAGGCGGTGGAATTACAATAGATCCACTACTTGGTAAGCTAACTATTAAAATAACTCCTACTCAAACAAATAAACTATTTTATCCAAAATCAGAGTATGACATTATGCTTACTGATTCTAACGCTAATAAGATTAAGCTGCTAGAAGGATATATGACGCTGAGCAGGAGTGTAACTATTTAATGGCCGAACA